ACCCACCCAAGGGAATGCAGGATGCCAAGCATCTGTCTCCCCCATAAGGGGTATTTAAAAGTGTGTTGCACACGTGGGGCTTTAACGGCCTTATCGCGTCAGCAATACACTGCGCCTCAGTTAGCGCTTCTGTAAAAAATTGTTTGTCTTAGGAGTTCTCCTCTCCTCCGTGTCTCTAACACGGTCACGTATTAACTGTTCAAATCCCTCAATCACTGAATCAGTGAGGGCAACAGCACGCGGTTGTTTTTGCTCTTCTTTGCAGCTCTCCATCGGCGCACTAGAGCTAGTGCTAGAACTTGATGAAGATTCGGAACTGCTCGCCGTGGCATAGGGTAACATTTGCATTATACCTATTTCCCACGCGGCCTCAAAGTCATCTGCAGCTGCAACTGCATAGAATGTTCCTGTCAGGCTATTTGTGGAAGTGCTCTCTACCGCAAAATTTGGTGGCCAAGATGACATGCCAGCTGTTGTATTACTAGAATCGTAAAACAAAAAGTTGTTCACGTAAGGCATCTCAGCACCAGAAATTGTTTGAGTTCCAAATCCACACAATACCTGAGCTACGCTACTCGCTTGATAGGATGTATAAGTAAACATACCACCCTTAAAGCTTATCCACGCCGGCGTCGCATTGTCAGTTAATAATCTAAAACCCCCTTGACAGAATCTCAGATAGGACATTAACGTACGAATCGGATTACAATTTATGTTCTTTGTATCCGCTGACGACGCTCCAAATGGTCCAAAGAAAGCACAAGGATCTATCGAATAAGTGGCTGCCGCCTCCGGTCCGATAAACGTGTATCTATGGCACAGATCTCTCATATCTGTTAGAACTTCAGGCATTGTCAACTCCATTACATTGACTGCCCTACTCTCAGAAATAGGCGGAAACGTCTTCTTAAACATCTCTCTTGAATCCTGGCCCTGCGGACGAATAACATCCGCTACCGTACCCTGTGGCATAGTCCATCCAGACTGTGGCACAGAGAATACCATCCCAGGCCCTGCTGCGACATCCAAATTAATAGCTGCC